GTGAGCGCATTGCTACGAATGTCACTGGTTTAACGACCACAGCAAGCCGGGTGTTCCAGTCGCGCGTATACAACCTACAAGCGACAGAACTGCCGGGGCTTTTGGTCTACACCACCAGTGAGCAATCAGAACGCGACACATTCATCAGCAGCAACGGGTTAAACCGTGTTGTAGATGTAGTTGTTGAAGGTTACGCAAAGGCGTCCAGCAATCTTGATGATTCCCTAGACACAATTAGCGCGGAGGTAGAAGCGGCATTGGCCGCTGATCCGACGTGCAACGGATTGAGCAAAGATTTGGCTTTAGCCAGCACAGAAATTGAGTATACGGGCGAATCTGACCAGCCAACAGGAATGGTCAGGATGACGTTTAACGTCGTATATCGCACGACAGCAACAGCGCCACAAACGGCGATTTGAGGGTATAAAAATGGCATCTCACACAAGTGCACAAGGCACAGTCACGATAGGCAGTAACGTCGTTGCGGAACTCCGAAGCATGAGTTTAGAAACAAGTGCGGAGATTATCGACGCGACGACCATTACCAGCGCAGCGAAAGTAAAGAAAGCGGGCACCGTTTCATTCACCGGCAGCATCGACTGTTTTTGGGATGAAACCGACACAAACGGACAGATTACGTTGATTGAAGGCGCGACAGTAGCAGTGGTTTACCTGTTTGAAGGTAACACCACTGGCGACTACAGCTACTCGTTTAGTGCGTTAGTAAACAGCGTATCAATTAGCGCGTCAGTAGATGGCATGGTTGAGGCGTCGTTTAGCTTTGAAGGAACAGGCGCAATAACGCGCGGTACGGTGTAACGCATGAGCGACATTCTGGCGGCGGCCAAAAAGCATTACAGCGATTTGATTGATGGGGAATTGAAGTGTTTGGACGTTGCCGAATGGCAAGTTAACGGCGCACCCGCCCGAATCTATTACCGGCAATACATGACGGTCGAAGAAAAGGGCGAATTGGTCGCGCTGTACAACGACGGAAAGCACTACGAAATGATGGTTATGTCGTTGATTTTTTCAGCGCGTGACGCCGAAGGCAACAAACAATTCAAGAAGGCCAACAGGTTTGAACTGATGAAGTTTGTGTCAGCGGAGGTAGTCGAAGACATATTCGCACGCATGGCGTTGTTTTCCGTTGACGACGATGGCCTAGCCGAAAAAAAGTAGCTGACGACCCAGACCTACGCTTCGCGTTGGTTTTGGGTGAGGCGCTTGGGATGTCGCTACGCGACGTCTTGGCAATGTCAGAGTTTGAGTTTCGACTTTGGGTTGAGCATTTTAGGTTGAAGAACAGTGGCAGCTAACGCATTACGAATCCCGATAACCGCACTGGATAAAACTGGCGCGGCTTTTTCGTCTGTAAGCAGAGGCTTGGGTCGTGTTGGCGTTAACGTCGCAAAACTGACCGTTGCATTTGGCACGCTGGGCGTTGCAGCGGGTGCCACCATTGTTCGCAACCAAATGAAAGCCATCGACGCGCTGGGCAAAACAGCCGACAAAATTGGTGTCACAACCGAAGCATTGGGCGCTATGCGCCACGCAGCAGACCTTACCGGGGTCAGCACATCAACAATGGATATGGCGCTGCAACGCTTTGTGCGGCGCACCAGTGAGGCAGCACGCGGCACCGGGGAAGCACGCGGGGCATTGCAAGAACTAGGGCTGTCTGCCGGTGACCTATCCCGGTTGCCGCTTGATGAAGCTATGCAGCAAGTCGCCGACGCAATGCAGGGCGTTGGGTCACAATCCGACCGCGTACGCCTTGCTATGAAACTGTTTGATTCTGAGGGCGTTAGCCTGTTGCAAACCATCAAAGGCGGTTCTGCTGGTCTGAAGGAAATGGCCGAAGAAGCAGAAGCACTTGGCATTTTGTTGAGCAGGGCAGACGTTGCACAAGTAGAAGCCGCCAACGACGCACTTACACGCAGCGCGGCCATATTCGATGGCCTAGCCGCGCAGTTTACAGTTGCCATTGCTCCGTTTGTTGAAGAAATAGCCAACCAAATGCGCCAAGCGGCGTTAGACACAGAAGATTTTGGAAACATGGGTTTTGAAGCAGCACAAGCTGTCGTTAAGGGTGTTGGCGCTGTGGTTACGTCACTTATGGCGTTACCAATATTTTTAAAGAAAGCAGAAATTAGTTTTGAGCAGTTTAAGGTCACTGCACTACAAGCGTTGGACTACGGCGGTGCGTTCACTAACGCAATTCGCGGCATCAACGCAGTGCGCGAAGCGTTGGGGATGGCAACAATTGACAACCCAGTTGCTACAGCTACCGCTGAAATATCGAACGAAATAGGGCGCTTAAAAACAGAACTTGTAGCACTTGGCACTCCGGGCGCGATGTTTAACGACCTTCTAGCTCAGCTAGACGGCATCGAAGCTGGCGCGCGCAGACGCGCGGAAGCGATTGCAAAAGAAACACAAGCAACACGAAGTCAAACGGACGCCGTTAAAAAATCAACGTTTGCAAAAGCGTTGCAGCTAGAAGGCGAAGAACAACTAGCCCAATTCAAGGCTAAATCTACCGGCGAACAGGCTGCACAAGTCATTGGCAACATGAAAAACATGTTCAGCCAATCCAAAGCGTTCAACATCGCTGACGCCATTATGAACACCTACAAGGGCGCGACGTTAGCCCTAGCCAGCTACCCACCACCGTTGGGCGGTATTATGGCTGCGGCAACCATTGCCAGCGGTATGGCCCAAGTTGCACAGATCAAATCGCAATCGTTTGAAGGTGGCGGCTTTACAGGTCGCGGTGCGCGCACTGGTGGCATGGACGGCAAAGGCGGCTTCATGGCGATGCTGCACCCTAACGAATCAGTTATTGACCACACCAAAGGGCAAGGCGCTGGCGTCACGATCATTAACAACGTTGATGCAACAGGCGCAGATGCGTCAGTCGATATGAAGATTCGCCAAGCAATGAAGCAATCTAGCGAACAGACCGTTTTAACGATCCAAGACCTAATGCGTAGAAGGCGGTTTGCATGACTACGTTTTTATTTCCCAGCATTGTCCCAAGCGCACAGACTTTTGAGCTAGTCAGCAACACGCGGACTTATCGTTCGCCGTTAACTAACGCAGTGCAGACGGCCAGCCGTCGCGGGTCATTGTGGAAAGCCACGTTGCAGTTTAACAACCTGACCGGGGCAGACCGCGCAACGATGCAAGCGTTTGTGACAAAGCTTAACGGCCAAGAACATCGTTTTACGTTGCACGATCATGCGTATACGCAGCGCGGCACAGGCGGCGGTACTTTAAGGGTTAACGGCGGCAATCAATCTGGTTCTAGTTTGGTGTGCGACGGCGCGACAGCCAGCGTCACCAACTACTTGCGCGAAGGCGACTATGTGAGTTTTGGTAACGAACTGCATATGGTTACAGCAGACACCAACAGCGATGGCAGCGGAAACGTCACGTTGTCCATAGCGCCACCGATACGCAAAGAACCAGCCGACGATTTAATTATTGACTATACGTCCCCGGTAAACGGCGTATTCATGCTGGCAAGCCAAGCGGCTTGGAACACGTCAATAGGCATATTCAGCAGCTTTACGATTGAAGCTGTAGAGGACGTGCTTGCGTGAGTCGTAATTTTCCCAGCAACGTCCTAACTGCATTGGCGGCTAATCACGTTGCAACCGTCACGTTTGCAAAGCTGGAATTCAGCAGCGGCACCCTTTATTTGCACAACAGCATTGGCACCTATACATGGGGAGGCCAAAACTGGTTAGGCACAGGCGACCTTGGCAACGTTTCTGCCATTGAGGAAGGCGCTGGCGTATCGCCCTATAAAATAACGCTGTCTTTGAGCGGCATTGATTCGACGATCAGCAACGCGGCATTGACTGAGGATTATTACATGCGCGGGGTCACCCTGTACCTTGGCGCATTAGACGCGAATGATGATCTATTAGCCGATCCCACTGAGGTGTGGGCTGGGTTTATGGATCAACTGAACGTTAGCGTCGGCGCAGACGGCGGCGACGCGATCGAACTGATTGCCGAAAGTGAACTAGCCAAATTCGACCGTGCCAGTAACAAGCGATACACCGATTCAAACCAGCAAGCTACCCATGCTGCTGACGTGTTTTTTGAGTTTTTGCAAGACATAGACGGCATCAAGGTTAGGTGGGGAGATCGCAACAGCGATTCGGGCGCGGGCACACCACCGGCAAATAGGTCAGAAATGCCTACTGAGCGTGGCCGGTGATTTTTGCCACTGCACAAGCAATCAACAAATGGGAACGTCGGGAATTCAGTTATGGCGATTCCGATTGTTGCCAGTTTACC